TTCAGAACGGCTACGAACTGGACGAGATACACGATGTCCAGATCGTCAGCCCGACCACTGGTCAAATTCTGATCTACAACGGGACTCTCTGGCAGAACCAGAGTTTCTTCCTTGCCAAGACGGGTTATGGAGTTGGCGGGTCAATCACTCAGGCTACCAGCAAGACCACCGCGGTCACGCTCAATGCTCCGTCAGGTCAGATCGTTCTGAATAACACTAACTTGATCACTCAGCAGGTTGCTAGATTCACGCTTAATAACACCAGCATTGAAGCAAACGATGTATTGATCGTTAATCGCAAGTCTGGTGGCAGTGACTCTTCGTATCAGGTCTGGGCAGATTCTGTGTCTGCTGGATCGTGTCAAATCTGCATCCAAAATATCAGCGGATTCCCGCTTGCAGAATCGGTGACAATCGGTTTTGCGGTTATAAAGGCAACTGTGTAAGGAACCATCATGCCTCAAAGTACAGTCCTTGCTGCCGGTCAAAGCGCGGCGAATTCTTCTGACATCGTGGTGCCTCAATACACGGCATACACGGTTGGTTTGTTCTCAGCAAGCGGTATCCCATCAGCGTTCAGTTTTACGCTGTTCCAGAAGACTCCTAGTGCTGCCGTGAAGGTGGCAACTTTGTCTACTGAAGTTCCGAGCCTATCGCTGACTAGCCCTGGGACGTTCTATGTTGCCAGGCCTGACATTACTTCTGGTGGCGTGAACGTGGGCGTATACACGGAGTCCTGACATGCTGGTCAAGTCAGTAGTCAAGCCTGTTGTTCAGACCCCGGCGGTCAATCCTGTTGCGACTACTGGGTTAACCGGGGTTGTGTCTGCGGAAGACCCGTTACTGCCAGGGGTGGACAGATCGCTTGTGCTGGACTTTGTGTCTATGGACACAAGTTACTCCACAGGCGCAACTCTGAACTTGGATTTCATCAATTCAACGTACCAATCATGGTCGTTGCCTAATGAGCCTCAAGGGGCTTATTTAAGGTGGATTGGCACTCCGACTTGGTAATTTGAAGAAAGAGCATCATGCCTCTGATCAATCAAACCTTCTCTCAGATCATCACCTTTGAGCGCTTGTCAGGGGCAACCTATTTTGATGCTACTGGTACGCTGCAAACTGCCGCGAATAATGTTCCCCGGTTCGACTACAACCCCTCCACCTTGGCGGCTCAGGGGCTGCTGATTGAGGAGGCGAGGACGAACAGCATCCGTAACAACACGATGCAGGGTGCGGTGGCGGGGACGCCTGGGACGTTTCCGCAAGTGTCTGGATCGCCTACGTGGAGTATTGCAGGGGGGGGTCTAGGCACATTAACGCAGCAAATTGTCGGAGTAAGCACTAGTAACGGCATTACTTACATTGACATAAAGTTTAGTGGAACTACTAGCACCACAAACTTTAATGTGTCTTTTGAAACTGCAACACAGATAGCAGCTTTATCAGGTCAAACTTGGACCGAATCCGCTTATGCAGCAATTGTTGGCGGATCGACTACCAACATTACAAACATAAGACTTCAATTAGAAGGTAGAAACTCTGGTGGCACAACAGTTGAGTCTTTTTTAAGCGCCGGGATTCAAGGTTCGCTCACAAGCGCATTACAGAGATTCCCACTTACGTCAACATTCGCAGACGCAACCACTGCTTTTACTCGTCCTACGGTGCGGTTTGACTTTGCCTCCGGTGTCGCCATCGACATCACCCTCCGCATCGGTCTGCCCCAACTAGAGCAGGGCGCGTTTGCCACCTCTGTCATCCCCACCACCACCACCGCGCTGACCCGTGCAGCCGATGTGGCTTCAGTGAATACGCTGAGTCCTTGGTATAACCAAACAGAGGGCTCTGTTTACGTCGAACTGCAATCGTTGAGCCCGTTGACGCCAGCGCAAAGCGTTGCGCTTGGGAAGTTTCCTACCGCTTACTTATTCGAGGCTGGTGCTTCTGACAGCAATTTGTTGTGGTACGGAGCTGGTGCAGAAGTATTTATATCTACAACATATAACAACGTCGGTGCTGTTCCATCAGGCATAAACAAATTTGCCGTTTCAATGGCACCAACTGCTGGTCAGTCAAGATCAAGTTTGAACGGGGCGGCGGCGGTGAATCGCAGCGGCACGTTATCCGGTACGGCTACTCAACTGGTTCTTGGGGGCGGAAGTACTACTCCAGGAAACGCAGTTTTGAACGGCTGGTTGCGTCGATTTACATACTACCCCCGTGCTTTGTCAGCAGCAGAACTTCCCGTTATCACAGCATGACCGCCATGTTTGTAGTAGTCAGTTCTGTAGACCGTTTTGATCACCGTGAGGCAGAGCTTGTCGGCGTGTTTTCAAACCGTGAGGCAGCGTGGGACTGTGCGGATATGTGGGCCGGGGTGGTTTACGAGATAGCCCCAACGGACATCGCTGAGACCTATGACCACGCCAAGTTTGGGAAGCGCGAGCCCATTTTTCGGCCATGACCTACGACCCCTTCGACCCATTCAACGAGGTGCCCGTGACCGATTTTGAGAGCAAGGTTGCCCAGTTGGCTGCTGAGGTGGCGGATTTGAAGCAGACCTGCGGAGAGCTTTGCGAAGTCTGCGGCTGGCGGTTTGTTGTGCCGGGGCGCGGATGCCTGAACTGTGAGAAAGGATGACCATGTACATCGACTACCATCTGAAATTCACCGACCAAGCCGAGGCTGATGCGGTGCTGTTCACCGAGCAGACCCACGTGCAGGACGACATCGTGGAAACCGTCAAGGTGCCCAAGTACGCCGCTGTTGACACCATCGGTGTGATCTGGAAGCCCACGGGCAAGATGCTGACCACGGAAGAAGGAGAAGTGCCTGAGATGGCTCCGCTGGAGGGCTGGCATGTGAATATTAGACACACCGCTGAAGCACCAGAGTTGGACGCCTACAAGGTTACTCCAAAGGCTCCTGTTCGGGGCTGGTTCTAATCCAAAACGGCTATTGGAAAAGCGATGACAGACGACGACTTCAAACGACTAGAGTCCAAGGTTGACAAGTTGACTGATGCCGTCACTAGGCTAGTTCTGGTGGAAGAGCGCATTTCTAATCAAGGTGAGCGCATCGGTAAGGTTGAGCAGAAAATGGCTGCGAGCGAAACCGCCCACAACAAACTTGATCGCAAGGTTGAGATGTGGGTCAACCGCGGAATTGGGGTGTGGGGCTTGGCGGTGACTCTGTTTGCCCTGATCCAGTTTGGAAGTAAGTTCGTCAAATGACTGAACTTGATGTCCTAAAGGCTCAAGCCAAGATTGAACTCCAAAAGCTGGAGGCTCAGGCTTCTGCCAAAGAGGTCGCCGCCAAGGCTATAGGCAAAGAAGCAGTCGGCTGGATTTTTCTATTGGTACTTGTGGGTGTCGGCTCTGCTGCTTTTTTGCCTAGTGATGCACTTCCTGCTGTTATAGGCTTGGTTGCGACTGCAACGATGGCTCTAATTCAGATGGTCAATGGCATCGTTAATGAAGCCAAGACGCCTGAGAAGCCCGAGATCACGATCATCAAAGAACTCATCGCTCGACTTGACAAGGATGATCCTATGCAGGTTGATGTTAAGGGCGATAAGGTCACGGTGACCAAGGGTCTTGACAAGATTACTACGGGGGCCTGATATGTTTGAAATTCTTGCTGGACTACTTGGTGGGGTGTTTGGTGGCGTGTTCCGCCTTGCTCCAGAAGTCCTCAAGTTCTTCGACAAGAAGGATGAGCGTAAACATGAATTGAGCATGTTCACGTTGCAGACCGATTTGGAGAAGGTCAAAGGTACTTTTCGTATGGAAGAAAAGTACGTTGAGTATTCCACTGAACAGCTTAAAACGCTTCAAGAGGCTTTCAAAGAGCAATCAGCAACTGCAAAGGAAGCCGGGTGGTTTGTGTCTGCCATCTCTGCTCTAGTTCGTCCTGGGATCACCTGGGCGATCTTTGCAATGTATGCCGCAGTCAAGGTGTCAAGCCTAGTTCTGGCTATGCAGGGCAACGCTGATTGGAAAGAAGTTGTCGTGCAGGGCTGGGGAGCAGATGACTTTGCCATGCTGAACATGGTGATTTCTTTTTGGTTTGTTGGCAGGTCAATTGAGAAGTACAAGAAGTGATAGAGGCAATCAAGTTAGCTACGGAGGCTTTGATCAAGCCTTTTGAGGGCTATCACAAGAAGTTGCCTGACGGTTCTTGCAAAGCCTATCCCGATCCTGGCACTGGTGCTGAACCGTGGACGATTGGATGGGGTTGCACCGGCAAGGACATCAATCCAGACACCGTGTGGACGCTAGAACGGGCCCAGGATCGCCTGGAAGAAGAAGTTAGGCATTTCGCCGCTGCATCGCTAAAGATGTCTCCTGTGCTGGCTAAATGGCCCAAAAGACATGCCGCCATCACATCGTTTTGCTTCAACTGTGGAATGGGGAATTACAGAATTTCCACGTTGAAAAAAAGAGTGGACGCTGAAGATTGGGTTGGCGCGAAGGAAGAGATCGTAAAGTGGAACAAAGCTGCTGGCAGAGTGATGCGAGGGCTTACAATCCGCAGAACTGCTGAGAGTTCGTTGCTGTAGTTTCTCCTGTCGAGCGTAAGCTCTTAGGCCCCTTCGGGGGTCTTTTTTTTTGCCCACTCAGTCTTGATGAAGCCCTCTAAGTACTTTCTACCGTCCTTGCCGCGATATTTCTCAATCGACTCAAGGTAGGCCCTGCGATCTGCCAGCTTCATCTTCAATACAAACCTGGCCTCGCACTCGGCTCTGTGCTTCTCTCCATATGTGTCCTTGTCGGGCTCCACCATGCTGGATGACTTCTACTCTTTCAACTGTGGAGAACCTGTGCAGATTCCCGCACTCAATTCTTCTGACCTTAGTGTTATCAAGCCTCAACGATGTCTGCAGGACTCTTGTCCATGCCCCGCACTCTGGACACTGCATGTTGTCTTCGTTCCCTCGATGGAATACCTAAGTCCCACACTGATGTGACAGTGCGTTTCATTTTCAACTTGCTTCTTTTGTTGTAGTCAACCTTGGTCAGCGGCTTAGGTTTCTGAGCATTTCGCCCAGGACCGTAGGCATACAAAGCGCGGGGGTAAAGTCTGCCACCGTCATCATCCCTGCGGTAGGAATGGATATGGAAGTCTTTCGAGCCTTGCAGAGCCGCTGGCACCCGGTTGGGCGTGTCCAGTTTAAGTTCCTGAGCTATCTCGCGGGCCGACATTGGGCCGTTGTCCTTGATCAGCGCCAGAACTCTTGATTTTATAGAGGCACTTGCTTGTACCTTGCCAGGGCGACATCCAAACTTGCCACTCTCCAGACGGATAACGCCGCCTTTCGCAGTCGAAACAATAGTCATCTATCCAACTTCCCCAGTGTTCGTTGTAATGCTTGATGCCTTCGCACTTTGCTACATCAGTCATTGATCTGATCCATAGCGTTCATCAGGATGGCCCGAGTCTCGACCATAGCATCTCGAAATGCTTCTTCTTGGTCGATGTGCTTCAGTGCCAGCCGGACCTTGTTGTAGGACTCCTCAATCGCTGCCCAGGCAGTTTCGGCGTGGTACATACGCTCAAACCTATGCTTGGCATCAGGATCGTTGAGATCGAATTCAATTGTTAGCTTCATAGAAACTGCTCTAAGTCCGGTGCTTTCCATGATGCGGGCTTCAAGACTTTTCCGTTGGTGTCTTTGATGAACTTGCCGTCTACCTTCTTGTCAATGATGTTGGAACGATGCAACTCGCTCCAAGCAGCGCCTAGGTTGTCCCCAACCAGGGTACGAGCAAGGCACAGGCTGACCCAGGCAAGATCGAGAGCGGCATCCAGAAGGTATACAGGTTGTGCGTCCAAATCATCTGGTTCCTTTCGGATGGAATAGGACAAACCATCAAGGGTTCCAATAGTGCGCCTAATTTCTGCTTCGAGACTAGGGCACTCAATAGCCTCCAGCATCTCTTTGGCCTCCTCAAGTACGAGTGACGCATAGAGTTCAGTGTGATAGCCGTGGCCTACTCCATCAACCCATTCGTTAACCGAGTCAATTGGATTCATTTCAGATCATCCTGGCTTTTGTCTAGTTCTTCCATTGCCCTCTTCAGATAGATGGCAAGGTCTAGTGTTTCCTCGTAGGCATGGTTCAGCCACTGCTTGAACGCAAGAGGATTGGCCTCCACGGTGGTCTTGTACTTGGCGATCCCCATCTGCTGGCGGCGCACGATGTCTACGATCACGCGGGCTTCAGTTCCAGTGGCTGGCATAGGTGGGTACTTATAGATTTGTGACGCGGTGAACATTCTTTGCGAGCAACCAACGGTCGCCGAGTCGGATTACGGAGCGCACCCAGGCTTTGCGGTTGTAGCGGTCAAGTCGCTGATTCCCAGTGTTCCAGAGTTCACGGGAGTGTTTGACCAACTGTCGGATCGTCATAGAGTTCTACCCAATCTTTTGCAATGATGTCTTTTGATGTGAGGTTAGTCATGGGAGCGATTTCCAGCATGACATAGCTGATAAACCATCCATGCGCCCATGCTTTGCGACGAACCCTCTTGCCATTTCTCAGCGACTCAAGGGCAACGCCAAAACACATTTCGCCTGTAGCGGCGTCATAGAAGCGCTGGCTCGGATTCATCGATTACCTGTTGTTGCAGTTGTTTCTTGGTTGGTGGAGTGACAGTCCCAAAAGGCCAGCCTAGGGGAGCGTCTTTCTTCTTTGTGCCGTCAGGGTTCGTATGCATTTCTCAACTCCTGGCAATTAACAATGAATTCTCGTTGTGCGCGTTCGTATTCGGCTTGAAAAATTCCAACCCAATCACCGAGGATGTCACATCGAATTAATGGGTCCATGTTGCGGAAATTTTCAAGATTGCCAACGTCACCTTCACCGTTTTCTAAATCCCATTTGAGCGTAGGTTTATTAGAAGCCATGTTAATCCTAAAAAGGGATGTCTTTCTCATCGTCCCAATCATCATCCGGCTGACCCTTGGTGGACGCAACCTTCTCTGCCTTGCCAACGAACTCGATGACATCAATAGTGCCGCGCAGGTTGTTGTAGGTCTTGCCGTCACGACCCTCGTACACCTCGATGTGAACGTCTTTGAGGATGCAGAAGACCTGAGTTCCCTTCCCCAAATACGGAGCCAGCGAGTCAGCTCGTTCGCCAAACAACGAGGCCTGCACCCACTGAGAAGGCTTCTTGTTGTCTCGGTCCTTCATCCCGTAGTTGTATGCCATCGTAATGTTGGCTACGGTGGTCCCATTGCGGGTCGAACGAATCTCAGCGTCCTTACCCAATCGAGCAATACCAATCAAACGCATCATTTTTCCTTCAAGTGATATTCACAAATGACTCGACCTTGCCGAGCCTTCATTACCGTACTGATCTCATGCCCATCTTCGCGGAGTTTGTTGATTGCCTCTGCGAGTCTGAACAAGCCCAGTTTCTGCAACGCCAATTGTTGAGTCACTGGACCCTGCTTCAGTAGATCAAGCAAGGCCATTCAACTTCTCCACAATCGCATCAACTTCTCCCAAGAACTTGACCACTTCATTCTCCAACTGACCGATTTTTTCCGCATCATGGTTTACCCTATAGACCACCATCTGGAGGTGTTCCGGAAACCGTGGGTCATAGGACACAAAGTCGCACCACTTCCTGTCAGTACATGCCATCTGCCAGTACATCTGGTTGAGGTACTGAGGATCGGCTGATCCACGCATCAGGTTTTCGAGGTGGGTCGCTTCGTTGGGGCACTTGATCTCGACCAGCCCATCATCCCCTACAAGCCCATCAGGAGAGGCTCCAGAGCGTTCAATTGTCGGGTGAGGGACATAGCCTTCCTCCATCACCAAAACGCCCTTAGAAGCCTCATACGCTGCCCTGGCAAGGGGTTCCTTCTCTACTCCCCAAAGCATCTCGGAGTTCTGGAAGGTCACGGTCTTGTTTCCGGTCAGTCGCTCAAGGGCCAGGCGAACAGCGTAGTTCTTCCTGCTAGCCGAGGGTTTGCCGTCTTTGGTTTTCGCAACTATGTCGTTGATCTTGGAGGCGGTGGCGTTGCCTAATCTTGCTGAAAACCATGCATCACTTTGTTGTTCCATACACACCTTCTTCCTTGATTGCAGTTTCCCGTACAACACCGCGCCAACGTAAAGACTGACTCGCCGTGGCACCTAAAGACATCCTGCTCAGGGCTTGTTCCACCGTATCGCCATGCATGTACCAGACGCTTCCATCGAAGTAACAGAACTGAACCAAGTCGTGTCGGCCTGTCCATGTTGAATACATCCTCTCGTACACGCCTGGGCGAACAGGCTTCTCGTGACCCTTAAACCACGGAGTTCTGAGCAATTTGCTTTAGCTCCTTGCTATGCGTTGCCCAAAAGCGCTTGGCCACCTCGGTCTTGGGCAGTGCGTTAAAAGCGCTCTGGAGGGCTTCTATGCCTTTCTTGCACACTTCCTTCATGGCGGGCAGATGTTCCTGCTCAAACTTTGTGTAGTTGTCGCCTGGCTCAACATTTTCGCTGTCGTTGTCACCCTCAGTGGGAATGGCAAACGCTTGGAATGCAGCGTACTTATAGGCGGCAGACATTGCCTTGTTGGTCGCCTTGTCGGCAGAGTCCATTGCCTCGCCAAACGTCTTGACAGTGTGCTTGCTGCCGTCTTCTGCGGAAACAAAATCAAACTCTGCTTCAACAGTCACATAGAACAGATTGCCGCCTTTTGCAGTTTGCCGCTCAACGCATTCCCGAGACAAGATGCGCGGCAGGATGCAAAGACCGTTCTTTGCCAGCAGCGGGGCCAGTGCGTTGTAGACATCATCAATGCCTCGAAACGTGTAGTTCTGCTGCTGGTTCTTTCGATCTTTAGTGATGCCCGTGACCGCCAAAGCAGCTTGAACATCGTTGATCGCTTTGTAGACCTTCATACTTTAAATTCCTCAATTGAACGTCCAGCAGCAATGTGAACCTTCAGCCAGTTAGCCATCTTTCCGCGGCCAGCCCAGGTGTTCTCACCGTCGCGGTACTTCACGATGGTGGACTTGACCTTTTCCTTGCGGGGCTTGGCAGGAGCGGTCCAGCCTTCAACGCTCTCAGGAGTCCAGAACTTGAAGATTCCGAGTTGCGTGGTGGGGGCGGGGAACTGACCTTCCTTGAGAAGTTGGGTCAGCTTCAATCGGCTAATCTTGAACTTAGCGCAAACATGGGTAGCGTTCAGCATGTCTTGTCTTTCTCTTGATGAAGTTCACAAATCCATTTTATCGCTTTGCCAGTGCAAATCTGCGATCCAGTAACTCTAAGCACTTTCCAACCCAAACACAAGGCTTCTGCGTATTTTTCTGCGTCTTTTTCGAACCCTGATCCACGGTTGTGACGCCCGTTGATCCATGTCCCGCCCTCGACCTCGACTGCAAGATGATCGTCAGGCCAGCAGATGTCAAACCTCCAGCGGCGACTAGAGTGAAACTTGTACTCGGTGACCGGGGCCTTGAGTCCAGCGGCTTTGATCTGGTCAAGCAGGAGCCACTCTAGGTTAGACATAGCCGCTTGATCGTCACGTTAAGAGCATCGATCTCTTCCATCTTCCTGATCTTCCAGGCGAACTTCTCACCATGCAAGCCCAAACGCGGACTTGTGTGGCAGTCAGGACAGAGGGCTATGCAGGTGTACTGGAGTCCTTGAACCACATGGTGGGCATCACTTGGGCCAGGCGCATCACACACTGAACATGGAAGAGACTTGACCCGAGCAAGATGGATGCGCTCTTGGGGGTTCAACTTATTGTTCAAAGGTGACTCCAAGATTCATAGCCGCATAAGCCTCGACGTTTTCCATGTACTCACCAAACTCTGAAACAGTCATCTGAGTAGTAGATTTGCGTCTCGTTATTATCTCACCATCAGGCAAAATAATCTCTTCCAATACTCCAAACTTTCTAGCAACATACTCATGCCATATGTCCTTATCAAACTGCTGTCCGTTGACGAATGCTTGTTCAGCAATATGTTTAAGTAAATGTCCCCAATACCTGCGATTCTGAAGTTCGTTTCGCTTTGCAGAGTCAGTAGTTAGAATTATTCTGAATGGAGTTCCCTTGTCAGCAAATCCCTTTGCGTTAGTCTTAACGACTGTGCAGAATGCTTGCCAGATGTCAGGGTTTCTAATGACGAATTCACGATACATGATCTGATGTGTAGAAAGTTATCTGTATTGTCTAGTTCGCAAACTCGCTCAAGCAAAACATCGCCCTGAGTGTGGTAGTAGAAGCATTCCTGGCGTCTAAGGCACCAGCCTCCCATGCAAGCGATCATTTGATGCCGTAGGCTTCGCGTAGGGTGGTCATTTCATGCTCCTTCCAATCTCTGCTGCAGCGCGAACGATGGCGCGGCGGGTGGCGGCTAAAACATCTTGGCCTGAGCTAATGTCTTCGTATGGCGGATCAAAGCCAATCAAACGAGCGGGAAGCCCATTTTGCGGCCATCCAGTTCCGATGCAGGCAGAGAATTGCAACACGCTGATGCCACACTTAGTTGCCAGCCGCAGCGCATCTCCGTCGTCGGTGAGGGGGTTCCACTCCTTCCCGCCGTGCGTGAAAGCCCAGTCTTTCTGCGTGTGCTTGCCAAGCGTCATCCCCGCCGCCTTCGCGGCCAAGATAAGTAAGTCCCTGTCGTTCATATCGGCCTGTGCCTCTCTGTGCTTTTCGTCACTTTCCCGCCAACTCTCCGCAGTTGCAGCGCAGACTTGTTTACAGCGTTCAAGTTCAGCATGAAGTCGGCGCAGTTCGGCGGCGGCGGCATTCATTTTTGCGTTCCAGTTATCGCCGCCACAGGCCCGCACATCGAGCCAATCAGCCAGCCACAGCGCCGTAGGCTGTTCAGTCATGTGTTACTCCTTGCGCGGATAGCGCCATGCGGATGATGTCATCTTTGTTCATTTGTCTTTATTTTATTAAAGCTTATCAAATAAATCTTGCAAAATGTCTTTTTTTGCTTTCTTAACCTTTGGTTTCTTAACTATTTGTTCCAAAGGCTGGCCTTCTAAGTCATACCGAATTGCATATGACTTTCCATTGATTTCACAACCACCATAATGCCTTGCGATGCTAAATTGAGTATTAAGCCAACCGTAGATTCGATGCGGCTCAGTCGTTTGTTTGTCCATAGTGCTTACTCCTGATATAAGCCTTCAGCAAAACCAGTGCTTCTGAGTCATCGCACTCAAAGTTAAATTGATATTGCCAAGTGCCATCTTTAAGAAGATAGACCTCGTTAATTTGATTCCATGCCCAAAATTCTTCATTAAATTTAAATCCACGGGCCGGGTATTTAGAATTCATAGTCTTCAAACCTCGCCTTGTTGTACATATCAATAGCCAGCTTCTCAAGAGCATCCACGGTTTCGTCCGTCAGCATTTCGTAGAACTCTTTGCCATCCACCTTGATGCTGGTCAACCAAAACTCAGGCGGCTCAGGTGGCTCATCCCGGTTGCCGTGGAATCCAGCATAAGCATGGCACTTAACCTCGAAATCAACTCCGTTGTGTTTAATGATCATTTCAATCTCCGCGCTGCATCATCAATACACTCATCCATGCATTCAATTAAGAAATTCCAGTAACTGTGTTTTGCTTTCTTTGACAAATCTGGAAATGCTTTTGCATCCACAAGAAACTCAATCAATGCGTAAGCAATCACTGACATCTCTGCCGTGTTTTTCATTGGTGCGTTTTCACTCATGCTTTTATCAACAAAAGCAGAAATCTTCGCCTTCATGATCGCAATGCTTGTTTCCATCTTTGCTATCTCTTTCATGGCATCCTCTTAACAACATTAACCAACATTGATCGAACCTTGTCTGGCATCGGGGCGGCTTTCTTTTCATCCTCCCTGATCTTCAACAGGGCATCTTCACCCTTGTTCACCGACTGCATGTCCTTGTGCCTGGGCGGAAACACATCTCTCCAGCCGTTCACGGTGGATTGATCCAGGCAGACGTTCGGATCGTGCCCTGCGGCCTTCAGTGCGTAGAGTTCCTTCAGCACCAGCATAGCTGCCCTGCCTGTGAACGGAATGCGCTTCATAGCCTTCCTCATCTCAACAAAGCCTTCCCAGGCTTCACGATCAATCCAAGGTGGTAGTGCGTCCATCTGTTTTCTCAGATTTGTGAGGCTTTAAAAAAGCAATCCAGTGCGTCTGAGACTGTTTGCCTGACTTGTGACCATACAAAGGCTTCATATTAGTCAACTTTAGAATTTCGCTTACAGGGTTTTCTGTCGCAGTCCACTTAAAGATCAAAGTGCCGCCTGGTCGCAAAACCCTAAAGCCTTCTAAAAAACCAGCTCTTAACATCTCTCTCCAGTCACCATCAAGCCAACCGTATTTCATGGCCAAAAAACCAATCTTTCCAGACCGTTCAAAATGTGGTGGATCAAAAACCACATGGTCAAAAACAGCATCTGGGAACGGCAAATCTGTGAAATCGGCCAACTGGTCTGGGTCGGTCTCTGTGTACTCGACAGTTCCCCTCATTGGTCGATTCATCGCATGACGTTCTCGTCGCCTATCAACATACACGGCACGTTCATCATGCTTGTCAAACCACATCATGCGTGGTCCGCAGCACATGTCTAAAACAGGAGGATAGACTGCATGTTCATTCATTTGGCACCTATTGCGTATTGATGCATCAAGTGATGCTGATGTGCATTGTCTGTGGGCAACAACGTCTGTACATAGGGGAAAACCCTAGTGCTTGACAGAATCCAGAGATGTCCTGTAGAGTCACGGCATCTAGCGGGCTGGTAATCCGTTAGAAGCACAGGACTGCGATCACCGAACCCTCATGGGGGCGGGCTTCGTCAAAGCACACAGACAGGCGTCCTGGCCTTCTGAGTAGCGGCAAACCAAGCCTAAAGCCTTTCCCCATGAGGGTTTTTTGCTTGTAAGCCCCGGATCATGCGGTACGTCGGTGGTGATCTTGGTACTACCCTGCAACACGCGCAAACCAGAGCAGGGACGGTGGGCTTAGTCTAGAGCCGGGTGGTAGGAGTGAA